AATACAAATCAGGAACCTGCTCTGATTGTGGTGCCGCGTGGAATGGCAAGCAACATACCAAAGTTCACGTAACAAGTGTGCCTGCAAGCGGTGGAACTAGCTAATTAGGAGAAATAACAATGGCAAGCACATATTCAGATTTAAAATTTGAGCTCATAGGTACCGGCGAACAGTCTGGTACATGGGGCACTACTACTAATACAAATATTGGTACGGCAATCCAAGAGGCTATTACAGGCTCTGGTGATGTTACCTTTGCGAGCGGGGCGGTAGCACTTACCCTAACTAATTCTAATGCAGCCCAAACAGCCCGCAATCTGCGTCTTAACTTAACAGGTACATCAGGTGGGGCACAAAATTTAACGGTTCCTGATATTGAGAAGTTCTACCTTGTTAACAATGGTTGCGCCGATGCTATTACGGTTAAAAACTCTACCGGTGCTACCGTTGCAGTCCCCGCAGGTAAAGCCATGTTGTTGTTTAGTACTGGATCAGCGATTGTAGACGCGGTGTCACACATGTCTTCAGTAACCCTAACTACAGCTTTAGCTGTTTCATCAGGGGGTACAGGCTCTACAACAGCAGGTGGTGCTAGAACTAATTTAGGATTAGGTGCTTTAGCTGTATTAGCCCAAGTAGATACGGCTCAGATTGTTGATGATGCAGTGACTACTGTAAAGATTTTAGATGCTAATGTAACAGATGCAAAAATAGCTACTATGTCATCTAGCAAACTATCAGGTGCTTTACCCGCTATTAGCGGAACAGCTTTAATAGGAATTGCAGTATTAGATAATTATTCTACATTTGTGAATTCAACTGAATTAGTTACAGTATCAGCAACAGCAGCAACAGGAACAATTAATTATGATACTAATACGCAATCAGTAGTTTATTATACAGCAGCCGCAGTAGGCGATTGGACTGTTAATTTTAGAGCATCAAGTGGTGATTCATTAAATTCTGTATTAACTACAGGAGAAGCTATTACCTTAGTTCATTTAGTAACTCTAACAGGTGCTGAATATAGAAATACAGTAGTTCAAGTAGATGGAGTAGGAATTACCCCAAAATGGCAAGGTGGTGCAGCGCCAACAGAAGGTAATATTAATAGTATAGACTCATATACTTACACACTAATTAAAACAGGAGATGCAGCATTTACTATACTTGCTGCTTTAACACAATATGCCTAGACTATCATCATTAGCAAATAATTCAGCTAGGGGTTTTGGGATGCTCACTTTTTTTGAGCCACCTTATGATGTTGATATTGAGTACCTCGTTATTGCTGGTGGAGGTGGTAATGTAGGACTTATGGCGGGAGGTGCTGGTGGGTATGTAGAAGGTTCAATCACAGTGGTAAACAATACTGTGACGACAGCAACTGTCGGAGCTGGACTTGGTGGTTCATCTGGGTCGGATAGCACTTACAACATTGTTACTGCTTATGGTGGGGGCAGTGGAGCGACTAACGGAGGCTCAGGTGGTGGTGGTGGTGTCACAAACGGTTCTTCAAATCAAGGTAACTCTATCCAGACAAGCCCAGTAGGGGGTACTGGATATGGATTTAGAGGTGGTAATAAAGTTTCTGGAGGAGGTTATGCTGGCGGTGGTGGGGGTGGTGCAGGTGCAGTAGGTGGTAACTGCCCAGCTTCCCTAGGTCGTGGTGGTGCTGGTGGTGCAGGTAGGTCTTCATCTATAACAGGTTCGGCTGTAACCAGAGCTGGCGGTGGCGGTGGGGGCTCAAACAGTGGGGGCAGTGGAGCGACTAACGGAGGCTCAGGTGGTGGTGGTAATGGGGGGCGAAATGGGAGCACACTTGCCACAAATGGTACAGTTAATACTGGTGGTGGTGGAGGTGGTCGGGACTCACAATCAGTAATTGGGGGTTCAGGTGTAATCATTCTGTCTGTAGCAACAGCAATCTACTCAGGGATAACTACAGGCTCGCCAACAGTGACAACTTCTGGAGCAAACACGATTATGGTATTTAATTCATCAGGAACATACACATCATGACACACTTCGCTAATATTATAGATGGTAAGGTAACGAATGTTATCGTTGCAGAACAAGAGTTCATCAATGCCTTACAGGGTGATTGGATTCAAACCTCATATAACACACATGGAGGGATTCATTACATTCCAAATTCAAACGAGCCTTCGCTAGACCAATCAAAGGCATTGCGAAAAAACTACGCTGGCAAAGGCTATACTTATGATGCCATTAGAGATGCCTTCATTCCTCCTTTACCATATCCTAGCTGGATATTCGTTGAAGATACTTGTAACTGGGTTTCACCTGTTGCAAAACCGACTGATGGGCTTCGTTATGAATGGGATGAATCAACACTAACTTGGAAAACTGAATAATGGCTAACGTAATACTTACTGGAGCTTTACCAGCTATTGATGTCGTTAAAATGAAATATCCTAAAGAAACTTAACAGTGCTTGTACTTTACTCTTTCTTCAGCTTATATACTCTTTGGGTATTCTATCTAGCGGTGATGTCACTGCTTAATGCAAATAAAGAAGGTACGATAAGTTTACCTGCTAAAATCTTTGGATACCCTATCATAATCATAGGTGTCATTTTAGATGCCATAGTTAATATCACGCTAATGAGTATATTGTTTTTAGAATTACCTAAAGAGTGGTTAGTTACTAAACGGTTAGCAAGTCATATTAAGTCAGAGAACGGATGGCGTAAGACGTTAGCTGCTTGGATATGCGTTAGTTTATTAGATGCTTTTGATAGCGACCATAGAGGACACTGCAGATAACCTTATTGTTATTCATTATGTTTATGATGCCTTTTGCATTACTGGGATTATTTATTAGCATAAAGCTAGTAACAAAGAAGAAAGCACCAATGGATACCAGTAACCGAATTAACCATATTAGATTAGTGTGGTTTGCCATGACTAGACCAGAGTTGTTTGTAGATAGCTTTACTTGGTTAAAGCATGATGAACTAGATAACTTAAAGGAATAACATAATGATGACTAAATTACTATTAGCAGTCACTTTACTCTTTGCTTTTAGTTACACACAGGTATCAGCAGAAACAGACCTTCCTGATATCATGGTAATGACAACAGATGTAGGCACAGTAACGCTAACAGAGAAGGCTTGCTCATTCCCAGTACTACTTAACATGCCATATGAAATTATTGCTACAGAGAATGGTAATACGCATACAGGTTGTTGGAATACTAGATTAGGGGATACTCATATATATGTAGCTTTTCCTGATGATGTACAGAACCAAGTGATTCCTATGCCAAAGAAGTGGTTTAGTGGTATCAATGTGGAGGCTTTATAATGCTATCAATATTATCAGCAGTATTAGGATTTGCTACATCAGGGCTACCTAACGTACTAAAGTTCTTTGAACAAAAAGGTGACCAGAAACATGAACGCGATATGGCAGAAATTGAAATCCGTAGAACTATAGAAATGGCCAAGGCAGGTTATGCATCCCAAGAAAGAATTGAAGAGTTTAAAACAGATCAAGTGGAAATGGAAACCTATGCGGAAGAACGTGTTGCGTTATATAAACATGACGAAGCGTCTGCGGAAGGAGCATCTACTTGGGTTATTAATCTTCGTGCTAGTGTTCGCCCCATTATCACCTATGTTTTTGTTATTATTCTTTTGGTGGTCGATTTTGTAGGATTATACTGGGCTATTTCATCTGGCGCTAATTACGCTGAAGCTATGCAGATTGTTTTCAGTGATGAAGAAATGGCTATACTAGCGTCTATTATAGGGTTTTGGTTTGGCGCCCGTACGTGGGATAATAAATAACAATGAGTTTTTTTGTATATAATATAACCTGTAAAATAAATAATAAAAAATATTATGGGTCTACTGGTAATCCTAAAGGGAGATTTAATAAACATAAATCAAAGTTACGAAACAATAAACACCATTCAAAACACTTGCAATATGCTTGGAATAAGTATGGAGAAAATAATTTTGAATTTGCAGTATTAAATACATTTCATAACGAACTAGACATGATAGAAGCTGAAAATAATTTGATTCATTGTAATTACATTCATTCATATAATATGAGTAAGACAGCTAACCCTTCTTTTGTAAGAGGTCACAAAGTATCTGAAACTACTAAAGATAGAATAAAAATAGCAAGAGCAAAGCAAATAATGACTTCTCATAGAGCTGAAACTATAGAAAAAATAAAAACAGCAAGGGCAAAACAAGCAATGAAAAGGGTTATATTTATTACAGAATTAGGTATTTTTGTTGGATATGATAATTTATGTGCCGCTCATAATATATGTCAAGAGACAGCTAGGAAATGGATAAGGGATAAAAAAGTTAATTGGAATAGAATTTGGTAATGAGAACCTCTGATGAAGGCATCAAACTTATTAAACACTTTGAAGGGGTACGTAAAAAACCTTATATCTGCCCTGCCGGCTATTGGACTGTTGGCGTTGGTCATCTTATCAGTCGCGATGCTAAGCTACCTTTTGAATGGTTTAGGGCTTTATCAATTGGGGAGATAGATGATTTACTTAGAAAAGACCTACGACGCTTCGAGTTGGGAGTACTTCGTCTGTTGGGTATTGTGCAACCAAGTCAGTCTGAGTTTGATGCTCTTGTCAGCTTTAGCTTTAATCTTGGTTTGGGATGCTTTCAACGAAGTACAGTTCGCTCAGCGTTTATACGTGGTGATAAAAAAAGGTCTGGGGAAGTTCTTTTAAAATACCGCAGAGCCGGTGGTAGAATACTACAAGGCTTAGTAAGACGACGACAGGCGGAGCTTGCCTTATTAATGAGATAACACTATGGCACTAAGAAAATTAGTATTTCAGCCGGGTATTAACCGGGACAGAACCGATTATGCCTCTGAAGGTGGGTGGTATTCTGGTGATAAAATACGTTTTAGGCAAGGCTATCCTGAAAAAATAGGTGGCTGGACTGCGGTTAATTTTGATCCCTACGTAGGTACTGCGTCGAGCTTAATATCTTATGGAACCTCTGATAGCGAGCAGATAATTGGCATAGGTACCAATGAAAAAATGTATGTACTGACTGGTACTACTTTAGTTGACACCACTCCTATCCGCGCAACATTCACTACTTCTACTTCCCCCTCTACTGATAATATGTTTACCACTACGGTAGGGTCAAATGTTATACGGTGTACCCTTATCAGTGGAGCTAACGAAGGAGATTGGGTTACTTTTAGTGGTGCCGTGGCTATTGGTGGGGTGCCTGCTGGTGATATAAATAAAGAATTTACAATATTTGATGTAACTGCCACAACGTTTGACTTTACTGTAGATACTGCCGCAACCTCAAGTGTAGCTGCAGGTGGTGGAACTTCTATTACCGCCGCATTTCAACTTAGTATAGGTTACCCAACTGTTACTTATGGCTATGGCTGGGGATCAGGTACATGGAGTAGAAGCACTTGGGGATCAGGAGGCGCTACTCCTGTCGCTATTCCTGCCCGTGTTATTTATCAGGACAAATTTAATAATAATATTATATGGAATATTTATGATGGCGCTATTTACTATTGGGAATACAACAGCGGATTAACTAATCGGGGTGTTCTTTTAAGTAGTTTACCTAACGCAAGGGCAGTACCTAATCAAACAGGCAAAACTATGTTTGCCCCAAGTGGACATTTACTAGCACTAGGTACTCAAGAATATAATAGAGTTTTAGGTGCTAGTTTAGTAGTATCTGGAATAGTGAGGTCAGGTCTTACAGCGACTGCTACCGTATCTACCTCTCACGGTTTAGCAGAAGGGGATTGGGTTTTACTATCTAATCAAGCACCCCAAGCATATCAAGGGGAGTATCAAGTAACCTCTGTCCCTAGTGGAACGACGTTTACTTATACTCTGCCTTATGATCCAGCTAGTGATGCTACGACGCCGGGCACTATGAACAAAGTAGATTATAGTGGGGGATCATATGACTTAAACCTTATTCGGTGGGCTAATGTCAGTGCTGATGTAGGTCCTAATCCTGAAGAATGGAAACCAGAAATTACTAACTCAGCCGGGTTCTTACGCGTTAAGCAAGGGTCGGGCATTGTTACTGGGTTTATTGCTCGCCAAGAAGTATTAATATTTACTGATATAGCCCTTACTACTCTACAGTTTACACAAACAGCTGAGGTATTTTCCCAGCAAGAAATATCTACCTCTATTAATATTATGGGTGGCAAAGTAGTAGCCGAAGCAAATAACGTAGTATATTGGATGGGAACGGATAAATTCTTTGCTTACGATGGTAGAGTAAACACCCTTCCTTGTACACTAAAACAGTATGTATTTGAAGATATGAACAAGGTACAAGGCAATGATTTCTTTGCTGGGATTAATAGTGAGTTTAATGAGGTAATATGGTTCTACGCTTCGGGGGGCTCAGCTTCAATAGATAGGTATGTTATATACAACTATGAGGATAAAGTTTGGTATTATGGTACATTAACAAGAACTACATGGGCAGATACAGGGACTATTCCTTACCCTCTCGCTACTAACAATGGATATGTGTATCAACACGAAGATGGCAACGATGATGGTCAACCTTCAGGAGCTGCACCGGTAGCTATTGATGCCTTTATACAGTCAGCCGATATGGGTATAGAAGATGGTGATTTGTTTGTATTAACTAAAAGAGTTATACCTGATGTAAACTTCACTAAATCATTAACTTCTAATCCTGTAACAGGAGCCCCGTTAATACCACAAGTGCAAGTAACAGTAGGCGTAAGAAACTTCCCCGGTTCAAGCTTAGCTACTTCTGATGTCGAGGGTAATACACTGACTAGAGAAGTTATCACTACAGCAACTATTGACCAGTATACTAACCAAGTATTTGTAAGAGCACGAGGAAGACAGATGGCGTTTAAGATTGCATCTGAAGACGTAGGAGTGCAATGGCAACTCGGTGTCACTCGCGTAGACTTTAAACCCGATGGCAGGAGAGGCTAAT